CATTCTGCAAACTTGGCATCACCAAGAATCTCTTGCATATCTGGATGTTTTGTATTAAGAGTAGCCAACGCAGCTTGTTGCTTATACTGTACTGTATACTCTTCTGCTTCTCTAATCTTAGGATGATTCTCAATTGCACGATTAACAGCACCTTGTGGATCAGTGAAGTAATCTATATCCTCTTCAGGCTCAACGGTTTGTTGAGGTGCTTGTGTCGTAATACTTTGACTAATGTAGTCATCTACGACTTTACGAAGTTCTCCTACCTCACCGGACTGACGACCTAAAAGCTTTTCAGCTTCTTGGTGCATCTGTACAATTTCTTCCATCGACTTACCTTGGTACTTCTCTGGAATGGTAGACTGCTCTTGAGGTTGTTCAGTTACGTCTTCTTCAAACTGAGTCTCATTTACTTCTTCGTTTATATTATCCACATTTTCCATTTCTGGTTGTGGGTCAACTAATGTTGCTCTTGACATTATTAAGCTCCGTGATTATAATCATTATGGAGTTATCATTTACTACCTGCTTTTTCGTGTTCCCTAGTCCATTTAATATGTGCTCCGGGGAATGAACCATCGGAGCCGTTAAGGTGGAAAGACGGGGCAGATACCATTCTTGTAGCGTTAGCACCACAACCGCACCTACTGGTTGTAGTACCTGACGTTACAAATTCTTCAAAGACGTGACCGTTAGTGCAACGGAAGTCGTATATTTTATACATCTACAGGGCCTTCTTCTTCGGCCTCAGCTTGATCTCTGGCAGCTTCTATAGTACCCTGTAAATTAATTATAGTAGCAAAAGCAGCTACTTGGCCTTTACGATAATGTAAATCTTCTACGTCTTTTACACTTTGTATATCAGCCAGTTGTTGTGCGTTAGCAGAAAGCTCTTGGATGAGTTGTTTGAAACCTTCGTGATTGAAGAGTTCGTTGTAGTTGTTAAAATAAGTTTCAAGCTCAGTTGTCATTAGTTTCTCTAAAGTTGTTAACTATAGTTTAATTATATCATACTTTTTAAGGAATGTCAAGCTTTTCTAGTGGTTTTCCTGCGTTTACCAGAAGCTGTGACTGCGTGTTTAATAGCCTTTGGTCCTGTCTTGCGTTTTGCAGAAGACTTCTTTTCTGCTGCTGTCATCTTAGATGCTACAGCTTTGGGTCTACAAGAAGGGTAAGGACGTTTACTTTTACTAGCAGACTTACGCCCACATTCTTTACCTGTCTTAACGTCTACCCAATCTTCTTTAAACCACTTAGTTAACCCACCCTTGGCCTTACTCATAAGTACCACCGCGTTTTTTGTACTCTTTAGTCAACCAACCAGAAGCATAAGCACTAGGCCAAACCTTATACTTGCGTTTAGCCTCTGCCTTAACTCGTGAGTATAAAGCCTTATTTTTAGGTTTAGGACTACTTTTTGCTTTTGCCATAACTGACCTTCTTGCCTGTTTTTTTAGCGGCTGTTTTAGCTTTCTTTTTACCTGCTTCGGTGTATGCGTACTTTTTTCCATTTACCATTGGCATAGTATTCTCCTTACCATTTAGATTTATTAGCCCAAAAAGCCGCTGACATTTTGCCTTTGGCGATGTTCTTGGCGTGTCTTGCTTTGAACGATTTACGTCTTGCCTTTTCTTTATCAGTAGTAGGGTTCTTACCTGCACCACTAACGCCTTGCTGTCCGTATCTAATTGTCTTAACTTTGTCGCCTTCCTTAGCAACAACTACGTGAGACTTTTTAGGATGGTTAGGCGTCCGCTTTGGCTTGTTGTACCCGCTTACTCCTGCTCGTGCTAGTCTTGGGTCTGCTTTCTTTGGCATTAGATAATTCCTCCACCTTGGTTTCCAGTTGGTTCAGTTGGTCCTCTAGGACTTTGAGGCGCTGGAACGTCCCTTTGAAGTGGTCGTTGACTTGGTCTAGCAGAGACTGCATTTCTTGTTGCGTTATTAACATTCTTTTTACCTTCTATTTGCTTTTCTTTAAGGAGAGTATCGGCCACTTTCATACGGCGTTCAAACTCTTTATCTTCAGCGTCACCTTCTTTAAGGTTTCGAGTAATAGCATTGATCTTATCAATTTCTAGTTCTTGAGGCACAACAGCAGCCTCCGCAGCCAACTTAGCAGCCCGTGCTTGTGACTCTTGAGCCTGAGCAGACAGTGCTTGAGTCTGTGATTGCTGGAACTGCATCTGCAACTGCTGTGCTTGTTGTTGCATCTGTTGTGCTTGTGGGTTAGGCTGTGAAGCTTGAGCAAGAGCCGTAAGTAATTCTTCACGGTTAGACAAATTCATATTGTCAATAACAGATTGAATCAATGTGTTATACAGCGGTGAATCTTTACCCATCGTCTGTAACAGCTGTACTAACTGAGTAACTTCGTACTCTCTTGCAATAATACCCAAAGTACTACTAGCGTTAAATTTATAATCAGCAACAGGGTAATTTTCGGGGTCAAATTGCATGTACCTATAAGCTGCTTTCTTAACAAAAGGAATCAAGAAAGATTGTTGGAAGTTAATTAGTGTGCGTTTATGACGTTTAATAACAGCGCCAAGAGACATACTAATACCAGCGGCAGTAGACTCGCCGTTAACCTGACCTGCAATTCCTGCTGAGTCAACGGCACCTGTTGCTTGCTGTACCATTTGCTGCAAGGCTCCTGCCTGAGCAAAAGTAATCTGATTAACCTGCCCAAAGTTGAAAGGCTGAAGTACTTCACGAGGGTCTCCGTTAGTTAGGATCATCTTGCCGGGACGTACTTCAGGTTTAGAACCCCTTGGTAATCTTGTCGCGTCAATTGCCATCATTGGGTGGATAGTCAGACTTAGTGCGTCAATACGGGCACGTAACTCAGTGTCAAGTGCCTTTTGACTGTTATAGCCTTTTTCACATACACCACGTCCCCAGAAGCGTCCGGGTACTACGTCCCAAGGAAATGCTACTACAGGTCGGTCTTGCATCATGTACGGATTAGCTTCTGCCTTCAATAGTATACCGCCGTTAGCGATCACTACAATGGCTTCTACGTACTTTGATTCAGACCCTTCCTCTTTTACCAGTTCTTCCTCATCGTCGCTCATAGACGCATCTAGAAGCTCTCGTGGCACTAAACCATAGTATTTAGTCAGTCTAACCTTGTCGTCATTATAAATAGTAAGGTCTTGGTCAGGCTCTAGATCTGTGTCAGGAGCGGCGTTACCAACATATACGTCACGATAAACTCCTTGTTCTTGAAGCAGTTCTACTTGGTGGCTGCTTACAAACTCATCAACAGCCACACCCATGGCGTCTTCAATAGATGTTGCTACAGGGTCTATTAGGAAGTTCTGAGGCAGTACAGGTTTAAGCTTTACAGCCACACGTTCAGTAATGTTTACGCCAACTGCTTGTAACTCACCTCCCATTATAGGCTGAGTAGCAGGAGCCATGTCCTTCATCTCTTCAATAATGATTTCACCAATGCCTGTACCAAAGACTGCTGAGTTAATCAAGCACTCTGCAACAGCCTTACGTACCATACAGTTTTCAAAGTCTTCCGTAAGCTTGTTACGCAGAAACTGTACGTCTTGTGGCTCAGTGTCACCCATGTTATCACTAACATCAAACCACTTACCACGACCAAATGTAGCTTCTTCTAACTCAGCAACATTAGACTCAACTGCCTGTTGTAGTGCAGGAGAAATAATACGGGAACGCTCAGACCCACGCTGACTGTCAGAAGGATCCCATTGACCACGCCATAATCTATAATATTCTTCAAATCTCTGTTCATAATTGCTTTCGTAGTTATCCCTCCAATCTTCACATTTAGTAATTACCCAATCCTCTAGAGACTCTTGGATCATCAATGGGTCTTGTTCATATAGTTCAGTCATATCAGTATCCCGCTACAATATCTAAAATTTCAGGCTCGTCAAAATCTAAGTCCCCTATACCGTAAGGGACATTAGCTAGTTGATCTATGTACGCAAGCGAGTCAACTAAATCGTCATGCGTCAATGGATCAGGAAACTGAAACAGTTGGTCAAGAAATCTACTGTTCCATTCGCCTTTGTTTAGAGTAATGGTGTTGTTTTCGAATCTACCCTGTAAACTCCACATTACCCTGTCTGTTTTCTTTTTGTTACCGTGTGTCAGTTCTTCAATTCTAAAGTACTGTGCATACTTTTTTTGTAGGTCCATAAGGGGTGACATAACTGCCTGTTTAGCAATTCCCCTTTCGATGCCAACAGAAATAGGACTGTAATCGCGCACAGCTTGGAAGATCTTGACAGCTGTTTCATCTAATGTCCAACGCCCATATATAATGTTATCTACAAACCAAT